CATGGCTTAAATTTGGCATACAGACAGCAAGGGGAGCGGGCAACGGGGAAGAGCAGACATTTAATTCGTTTTTGGGCGTGTCAGAACCTGTTAAAACCTTACTTTTTACAAAAAAATCCGGCGGCGAAAGCCTTGAAAAAACTTATGTGGCAAAAAAATTCCGGACTGATTCGGACTTTTTCTTTCCTGGCCAGGCCTTCTAATGGTCAGTAAGGTCAGCCGCTTCAGCGGTCAATCGTGTATAATATAGTCAAGATTGACAAGAGGAGGGCTGACAATGGAAAATAGCGCTGGCATGCTGTCAGTTGGTCAAATAGCTAAAATGCTGAAGACCAACAGACAGAACATTTACAACGTGCTGAAAACTGAACACATTAAAGCGGACGGCTACAATGACAAGCACTATTCACTGTATAGCCCGGAAACGATTCAAGAGATCAAGGCCGCTCTGTCTAAGAAAGCAACGCTGAGAAGTAAGAAGGTAGTAGCAAAAGAGCAGGCTGAAGAGATAGCTGACTTGAAGAATCAGCTGTCAGAACAGCAGAGATTGACAACCTGGCTACAGTCTCAGCTGGTTCAACTTCAAGTAGAGGCTGACAAGCTCAGGAGTCAGAACAGCCAGTTACAGCTAGACCACGCAAAGACTCAGCTCCTTATTGGCCAGGTTGACCAGGAGAAGACAACACTGAAGGCCGAAAATGACCGACTGAGCGCTGAAAATGACAAGCTAGGACAACTAACCGACAAGGTGCTGAAGGACGCTCAGAGAGCAGAAGAGGACGCTCAGAAGGCTAAAGCTGATCTAGATAAAGCCCGGCGGGCTGGCTTATGGTCTAGAATCACCAGGAATTATTAAGAGTGGTATAGCCGTTATCTGACTTTGTGAAATTCCTTATTGGGTCTGTCAGATCAGCGATTTAAAACCTATACGGGTTTGTGAATCCTGGTTTACGAAATTGGGCGATAAAGAAGCCCGTAAGTGCAAGGATAGAAGGTTAGTTCCAATAAGACACATTATGTAAAGTTGTAAGTGGTATACCTGTAATTGATTGACAGGAACTATACATAGGCTAGACACTTGTCAGCATTGACTGTAGCGGCTTTACAATGACACTAGATCTACACTATAATTACAGTAGAAAGAGATTTTGCACGCATGACTTACAAAGAATGGACTGATTCAGATCATTTAGAGTTAGTCAAAAATTGGAAATTACACGGGCTGACTAACGTTGAAATAGCTCAAAGAATAGGCATTGCTGAGAAGACTCTGTACGTATGGTTGAAGAAGTCTCCTAAGCTGAAGAAGGCCATTAGAGGCGGCAAGAATATTGCCAGGGCTAGGGCTGAGAATGCACTGTATGAGCTTGCTCTTAATGGCGATAGGCAAGCCCTTTTCTTTTGGCTCAAAAACAACTACAGAGAACGCTACTCAGACAAGCCGTTAAGCCCGGCTGAAGCCGATTTGATGAGTCAGAAGGCAAGGCTGGCCAAATTACAGGCTGACCTGGCTGAGGCTCAGCTGAAGGCCATTAAGGAAGACCAGGGAGACCAAGCAACGCAATTAAACAACCTGTTAGACAGTCTGAAGGAAGCCGTGTTAGATGAGGGGATTAGCCCCGATAACATCGTTCCTACTGGCAACGGCTTAATTATCGATGATATTTCTGACTCTTAGGTTTACACGACATTGACAGTGTAAACACAAGATAGCGGAAAAGATTCTGATTATTATATTTACAAGCACTGTATATTGTGCTATTCTAAGATGTGCTAAACGGATTTGGGGAATGCAACTAACTGCTGAAAGGTATCAACTTTTTTGTTGCGCTCTTTAATTCTTTAGCAAAAAGCTAGATATCAAAAAAGAGCGAGACCGAGTATTGCTTCACGGGTTCGCTCTTATTTTTTTATCTGGCTAGTTGCCTACTGGTACTATACTGACACCCTAGCGGCATGTTTGCGGTATTGCACTACAGCGGCAACAATGGTAAAAATAATAATAGGTAACAAAAAAAGCCTTTAGTACTGGCAATACTAGAGGCGGGCTGTGTTTAGCTCTGGTAAAGCTTAACACGGTTAGAGTTGTAGAGTTGTTGTATTTGTCTTTACGGAATTATGATACGTTTAAAAGTAGCACCTTGTCAAGGGTAACGTATCACTTCTAAAGTATATATAGTAGTTTTCTTCTAACATTATGTTGTAAAAACCTAACATTTTGTAGACAAACACTATACTTCTATGACTCTAACCATGTTTAAGACAGGCCAGGCTAACACCCTACTGGCCTGTTTTTTGTTGCCAAAATTTCAAAAGAAAGGCGGTAACAACCGTGATTAGACAAAACAGCGATGTTAGAGCGGCTATTAAAGCTTCTGGCTTGAAGCAATATGAGGTAGCTACTTTGATGAATGTTTCAGCCAGCTATCTCAGCCAGCTGTTACTACAACCATTGTCAGAAGGCCATAAAAAACGCATTATGGCGGCGATTAAACAAGGTGAGTCATTGAAGGGAGAACAAGAATAATGATGAGCTTAGAAGAGCGTGAGCGTGAGATTGAAAAGGTAGTACGCATTGCTGAAGCTGACTTCAACAACGCTTATCACTTGAATGCTATCAACAAGGAAGACGTTATTAAGAACCGGGCTTACAAGTACGCTGAAGTGCTGAAGCTTCAAGAATTGCTGGCATTGAACAAGACCATTAAGGACGGGCTGAATGGTATTGAAATGTCAGTAGATCTCATTGAGTAGCGGGGAGACCCGCTATGAACAATAGTGAAAAGACTTCTCTAATGGCTGAGCCGTACAACTCAAACAGAAACGCCATTGACAGACTCAGAGTCAACCAGAAGGCCTTACAGGCTGGCTCTGTCAAGCGTGAAGAGAATTATATAGCCGATGAATCCGGCAATTCAGAGGGCTTCAGAATGGCCTTCTACACGGCATATAAGAGCGGCGTTCAGTTAGCTATACCAGTAGAGGCTGAGCCCGGAAAAATGGTAATTAATGAGACCTTCAGCAAGGTTCAACATCTACTAATTGCCAGCTGGTATAGCCAGGCTGACAGAGCAAGCAACTTCAGAATACAGCTTACCTTCAAAGAGATCTCAGAGGCGCTAGGATACAGCAGAAGCCAGGCTACAGCGCTCAGAAAACAGCTCAGAGACCTAATTACACCGCTAGTCCGCTGTACTTTTGTTACCAGCAATAAAGACAGCATAGACGCTGTAAACCTTTTTGCGGCTGGTAGCTACAGCAAGGGACAGCTGACAATGTGGTTAACTCCTAACATGGCTGAAACGTTTCTGTCAGAAGAATCATCTACAGAATATTTTCCGTTATCGTTACTGAAGCTAAAAGGGACAGCCTACTACCTGGCCTTGAAGATCATGCACAACGCAAACATTAATGCACGCTGGCGTGCTGACAGGGTTGACAGATTGGGCTTAGAAGACACGCTGAAGGCCTTGCCTACACTCCCCGACCCGGTAGAGAATGCACAAGGAACTAGTAGACACTTACAGCGCCAAATCATAGCCCCCCTGGCTAAGGCTATTGAAGAGCTTGAGGCCGTCACTGGCATTGTCGTTAGACCTAGCCAGCCGCTAAAGGGACTGAAGGCGAAAGATCTGTCTAAAGTCACTTTGAATGTCACTGATTGGGGACAGGTTGACATAGCAGAATTGACCAGAAAAAAGCGAAAACGTTTGCGAAAAAATAATGTTCGTGAGGACTAAAACTATATTTTTTCTAATTCGTATGTAGGTAATTATGGCCGCAAATGTAGGTAATTATGGCCGCAAATGTAGGTAATTATGGCCGCATTGTGAAATTTGGGCAAGTGCCTTTAGGCCTTGAGCCAGTAAGGAGTAAGCGTATTTTTTAAAAAAGTTTCACTTGTTAATAGTTTAATAGTATTAAAAGCAACGGCACAGCTTGACGCTGGCCTTGCTTGAAAATTGAAAAAAGATGAAACAGCCAGGGAGAGCAGAGACTTCTTACTGGCTTGTTTTCTAAACGAGGTATCTAGCATGAACAACTTAGTTAAACCAGCAGATTTAAAGAGCTTGATCTCTTTACCGGAATACATTGCCAGCGTGGTCAGCATGGACTCTAAAGGCTTCTTTAGCTGTGTCAATCCGAACCACCCCGACAAGCATCCTAGCATGTGTGTAGATCAGAACCACCCGCAATATGTTCATTGCTTCAGTTGCCAGGCCAGTTATGACCTGTTTGACTGTTGGGCGCTGATTAATGACGGCGTGACAGAGACCAGGAAGAATAGTGCTGGCAAGGAAAAGCCAGTCTACAACTTCAACGCTGTAGCAATAGAGATAGCTGACCATTACGGATATACCCTTATTGGCGACCCGGCAAATAACTTGCCAGAACCGCCATTACCCGAACCAGAACCAGAGCCAGCTCAAACTCAGACCAGCAATGACAGCAATATCAGAGCCCAATTAGAAGCCTGGCATGCTAGCTTGAATCAGACTGACTATCTTCAGAAGCGGGGAATCACTCAGACAACAGCAGAGATTTTCAATTTAGGCTACTCAGCACTGACCAACAGCATTATTATTCCTTACGGTCAGGACGGCTATTACGTTCAGAGAGCAATTAATCCGATTGAGAAACATGACCGCTACAGATTCCCTATTGGCCAGGTGAGAGTCTACAACGCTGAGGCGCTGAAAGAATGCAAGACGGTATTCATTGTTGAAGGTCAGTTTGACGCTCTGTCAATCATGCAAGAATCCGGTGTAGGAGCTGTAGCAACTTCAACCAGTCAGACCCGGCTTATTGTCAAGACCTTACAAAAGTTCAAAGAGCAAGACCCAACAATTAACCCGACTATCATTCTCAGTATGGACAACGACAGAGCAGGCCAGAAGGCGAATAGAGCCCTTCAGAGGGACTTAGAAGCGCATGGCTTTACTTGCTATGTCAACCCGGTTAACGGCGATTATAAGGACGCTAACGAGTTTCTGGTAAAGGATAGAGAGGGCTTCAGACAGAAGCTTCAGCATGTCATCAACCAGCCCGACAACTGGCTTGACAAGTACTATGCTGACATCAAAAACCGCCATGACTACCCGGATAATATCCCTACTGGCTTCAAGAATTTAGATGATGAGCTTGACGGCGGGCTTCAGCCTAAACTCTATGTTTTAGGTGCTGTCAGTTCATTAGGGAAAACGACTTTCGCCTTGAATATTGCTGACAACCTGGCTAAACAGGGGAGACATGTTTTCTTCTTCAGCATGGAATCTAGCAAGAGAGAAGTGACGGACAAGCTTTTAAGCCGGGCTAGCTGTCTCTCTAACGGCCATAAATGGACTCAGCTACAAGTCAGCCGGGGAGCATGGTTAAACAATGCTGAGGACAAAGAAGAGTTTGACGGCCTGTTTAAAGCCTTCAGCCGTTACCAGCGCTTCTTACACATCTATGACAACAGGGTTAAGGCAAGTCAGGTAAAAGACCTGGTCAATAGCTGGCTTGGCAACCACCCGGACGAAAAGAAGCCGCTTGTAGTCGTTGACTATCTTCAGATCTTGCAAGCTGAGCAGGACAACGTGACAGACAAGGCCAAGGTGACAGACAGCGTGAGTGTTCTCTCAGAGCTGACTAAACAGGCTGAAGTTCCTGTCTTGGTCATCTCATCATTGAACCGGGCTTCTTACTGGCAAGACGTAAGTTTTGAATCCTTCAAGGAATCCGGGGAAATCGAATACTCAGCCGATGTTATGTTAGGTTTGGAATTTGCTCATCGTGAGGAGTACATTACAGTTCAGAAAAACGGCCATGTTGAATTGAACAAAGAGAAGTTTGACCAGCGGAAACAGGAAGTCCCTAGACGGGTTGAAATGGTCATTCTGAAGAATCGAACTGGCAAGACAGGCGGTCATATCTTCTTCAAGTACAACGCCATGTTTAACAGTTACCAGGCATGCACTGAGAAGGAAGCGGCGATAGCCAACAACTTCAAAATGCTGTATCACACAAAACAAGTAGGCAAGCCAGTTGAGGCGGCTAGAATTGAATACACGGTAGACCCGGAAACAGGCCGGGTAACAGAGAAGAATCAAGATAAATAGAGCTAAAGAAGCTGGCCAGGAATGGCTGGCTTTTGTTTTGCCTTCAGACGCTCTCAGAAGCTCATAGAGCCGTTCTGAGCCTGGCCTGGTAGATTTGGCCATAAACCCGGCTAAATACCCCC